CCGTCGAGAGACGCCGCGACAGCGCGCACCTGTTTGGCCCCGGTCTGCGGACCCGTGCCAACCCGCAATCGGAATACGCGATTCCGAGCAGACCGCCGTGAGGCGGCCTTTCCCATCGAGATGGAAGCAAACAAATGGCATACACCCTGCCGAATGGTTCGACCATTCACATCGGCAGCGCGGTTGGTTCTGCGCTGACCGTCACCGCTGCAACCAACGCCAATCCCTGCGTGATGACCTCGACGGCCCACGGCCTCTCGAATGGTGATTACGTGATCGTCACCTCGGGCTGGGCGCGCACCACCGACCGTACGTTCCGCGTGGCGAACGTCACCGCGAACACGTTCGAGCTGGAAGGCCACGACACGACCGACACGACCGTCTATGCGGCCGGCTCGGGCACGGGTTCGGTCAAGAAGGTCACGACCTGGACGCAGTTGACCCAGGTGCTGAACGTGTCCTCGCAGGGCGGTGAGCAGCAGTTCGCGACGTATCAGCCGCTGGAAGGCGACCGCGAGGTCCGCATTCCGACGATCAAGTCGGGCGGCGGTCTGGACATCGAAGTCGGCGACGACCCGACGCTCGCCGGCTTCATCGCGGCGCAGGCGGCGAACGACGACCGCGTGGCGCGTGCGGTGCGCATCACCAACGCGAACTCCAGCAAGTCGCTGTTCTACAGCTACATCTCGGCGGACAAGGTGCCGCAGATGAACGTCAACGAAGTGCAGAAGTCCCGCATTTCGCTGTCGCACCTGAACGAAGCCGTTCGCTACACCAGCTAAATGACTCCGGGGAGGCCCGGAGCATTGGGCCTCCCATTTTTCTGACGGAGACATTGCATGTTCAAGATCAAGGCCGATCCTACGATCGACGCCACGCTCACGCTTGTGGGGCAGGGGCGTGAGCAGAAGCTCGAACTCACGTTCAAGCATCTCACCCGCTCGGACTACCTCAAGCTCTTGGAGGACGTTCGAGCCGAGAAGCGCAAGCCCGAGGCGGCGCTGGCGGGGCTGATCGACAAGTGGAACGCGGACATGGACGTGTCGGCGGATGCCATGAAGGCGCTGGACGAACACCAGCCCGGCGCGCTCATGGCGATCCTCAACGCTTACGGTGACGCGCTGGTGGTGGCCCGCAAGGGAAACTGATCGGCAGCGCCCGCGTCCTCCGCGACGGCTTGCCGAAGCCGGAGGATCTGGAGGCGGCCGGGCTGACGCCCGAGCAATGCACGACGCCGAACGAGGATGGGGTCTATTACGACCTCGCCGACCAGGCGTGGCGCTGCCAGATTTGGGAAGAAAACTGGCCAGCCCTCCGGTTGTATTTGCGCGTGCATACGCAATGGCGGGTCGGCTTCAACGGCCCGGTGGGGCTGGACTACAACGTCCTGTTCCACGAGCTGGACCGGATGCACCTCGACCCCGACGACTACGACGACCTGTTCGGGTCGGTGCGGGTGATCGAAGAAACCATGCTGGAACCCAAGGCCGCCTAGTGCGGCCTTTTTCTTTTTGAGAGAGGCCATGGCCGACGAGACCATCGGGACTGCCCGCCTAGACATTGTGGTGGACACGTCCCAGTTCGTCTCGGGCGTGGAGGCGGCCAAGAAGTCCACGGCGGACCTTGGCCGCGCAACGCAGCAGTCGGTCAAGCAGGTGGCCGATGGCATCAGCAAGACCAATGCGGCCGCCAAGAGCGTGGCCGACGCGGCGCGGGGCGCTTCCAACAGCATCGAGCAGAACAGCCGGCGTCAGGTCGCCTCGCTGGAGCGGCAGATTGCCACCTTTGGTAAGAGCCGCGAGGAAGTCATTCGCTGGCGCATCGAGCAGCAGACCTCGGGCGCTGTCGCCGAGCGCCTGACGAAGCAGCTTAATGCACAGGTCTCCGCGTTTGATCGGTCGGGCATGTCCGCTCGCGCGCAGGCGGCGGCCTTGCGTGGCGTGCCGGCACAGTTGACCGACATCTTCACTGGCCTTGCCACGGGACAGCGCCCGCTGTCGATCCTGCTCCAGCAGGGCGGCCAGTTGAAGGACATGTTCGGCGGCATCGTGCCTGCTGCCCGTGCGGTGGGCGGCGCGATTGCCAACCTCGTTACCCCGTACACCATCGCCGCCGCGGCGATTGTTGGCCTCGGCGTGGCGTGGCACAAGGCAAGCGAGGAGGCCGAAGGCTTCAACAAGGCGCTGGTGCTTTCCGGCAATGCGGCGGGATTGACCCGCCAGCAGCTCGAAGCCACCGCCGCCGCGATCGCCAATACGACGCACACGACGCAAGGCCAAGTCTCGGAAGCGTTGGCCCAGGTCGCGGCGTCCGGCCAGTTCACGGCGCAGCAGATGCAGATGGTCGCTCAGGCGGCCGTGCTGATGCAGCAGGCGACCGGCCAGTCGATCGAGAAGACGATTCAGGACTTCGCCTCACTCAAGGGCGACCCGCTCGACGGGATTCTCAAGCTCAACGACGCCATTGGCGACGGCACCAACGTTGTCCGCTTCCTGTCCCAGGCGCAGGCCGAGGAGATCGCCAAGCTCAAGGAGCAGGGCGATACGGCCGGGGCCACTGAACTAGCATTCAAGGCGCTGTTTGACGGCATCAATTCGCGCGCCCCGCAAGCCGCGCAGCAGATGTCCATCTTCTCCACCGTTCTGCAACGGATCAAGGATGAGGCAAAAGCGGACCTTGACGCAGTGGTGGGGTTCTTCCGTGGCGCGGACGAGGGTGTCAGGCGGTTCACGCTAGAACACGAGGCGCTGCTCCGGTCCCTCGGGAAGATGGCGCAGTTCGCGCCGTTCAATATCTTCGGCAAGGCGACCAACGACACCGTTGGCGCAATGATCGATGCGGCCAAGACTGCTGCGCGGGCCAGTTTCTCCAACGTCACGGACGGCAGCGGATCGGCCGACAGCGGAGCAATCCGCAGGCGGCAGCAGGCGTCGCAGGATTTCGACCAGCTCGCCCTGAGCAACCTCAGCAAGCGGGAGAAGCTGGAAAACGAGATCAAGGAGATTCGCGAGAAGGGCATCGCGGCCGGCAAGTCCGAGGCCGAGATCGACAAGGCTATTACGAACGCTCGCGCCCGGTATGCCGAAAGCCAGAAGAAGGATCGGTCTGGGGCGGGCATTGAGTCGGCCACGGCCAAGAACGCTGTCCAAGCCTTCGAGGACCAGCTCAAGAAAGAGCAGGGCCTGATCGCCAACCAGACGCAGGTGCTGGAGGCGAACTATGCCGCCCGCAACATCACGGTGGCCGCCTACTACAAGGAACAAAAGCGCCTCGCCCAAGAGAACACCGACGTGCAGGTCAAGGCGCTGGAAGGCGAGATTGCCGCCCTCAGTGCCCGCAACGTCAAGGGCAAGGTGTCCATCGAGAACGCGACGCAGATCGCGCAGAAGGAGGCGGAGCTGGCGAAGGTCCGCGCCGATGGTGCGACCAAGCTGGAAGTCCTGAACATCCAGGAGGCCGCGCAGCTCAAGCAGCGCCAGCAGTTGCTGACCTCCTACAACGACGCGCTGAAGCAGACCGAGGACACGCTCAAGGACGAGCTGGACAACCAAGTCCTGCGCATCTCAATGGGCGAGCGCGAGTTCGAGGTGCGTTCTCGCATCAATCAGATCCTGCGACAGCAGTCGAAGGAATTGCTCGAACTGGCGCGGGCACGGGACGCCGACCCGGCCAACGCCGACCTGTACGACAAGCAGGCGGCGGCGTTGGAAGCTTCGGTAGCCCGTCAGGTGCAGGCGGTGCGCGATGGCTATCGCGCCATGTCCGAGGCGCAGGCCAATTGGGCGAACGGCGCGCTCAAGGCGTTTGCCGACTATCGCGATGCGGCCAACGATGTCGCGGGGCAGACCTACGGCATCTTCTCGGACGCCTTGCATGGTTTGGAAGATGTCCTGACCGACTTCTTCACCAAGGGCAAGGCGGACTGGAAGGGCTTTTTCGACTCCATCGCGGCGGAAATCACCCGCTTCGTAATCCGTCAGCAGCTCAACAAACTCATCCAGAAGTTCATCCCAGGCATGCAGGGCGAGGGCGGGGACTCGGCCTCCGCGCTCTCGGGTGCGGCAGCCTCACTTGCTGCATCGGCAACGCCTCTTTATGGCGCGGCGGCGGCCCTCAGTGCTTCGGCATCCGCCCTCGCGGCAGCAGGCGGCGCACAAAGCGGTGGCGGTTCGACTGGCTCCGGTGGTGGCGGCTGGCTGTCCGCGCTGTTCGGATTGTTTGGCGGCGGAAGCGGCGAACAGATTTACGCCAACGGCGGCGCGTTTGAAGGCGGCGTCCAGAAGTTCGCCTATGGCGGCGTCGTTTCCTCGCCGACCAACTTCGGCATGTCCGGGGGTCGCTTGGGCCTGATGGGCGAAGCCGGCCCCGAAGCCATCCTCCCGCTGCATCGTGGCCCGGACGGAAAGCTCGGCGTGCGCATGGAAGCGGCTAACGAGCCTGTGCGCAGTGGCCCGGCCGTCGTGAATCAGACCGTGGTCGTGCAAGGCCGCATCGACTCCCGCACCGCTGACCAGCTCGCCCAGTCCACGGCTCGCGCGCAGAACCGCGCCTCCAGTCGGAACCGATAAATGACGATCATCGCGACCCGCCTCTCCGCGAAGGCAGAGGCGGGGTTCTCGGCTGTCGTCGCGTTTTCCACGCGCGTGGTCGAACTCAAGACCGGCTACGAGCGCCGCAACGCCAACTGGCTCAACCCCAAGCGCCGCTACACCGCTCGCACCGCAGGCTGGACGCCGGCCATGCGCGCCGAGCTGCTGAACCTCGCGCATGCGGCCCGTGGCTCGCTGTACTCCTGGCTGTTCAAGGACTGGAACGACTACAGCGTCACCGCGCAATCGCTCGGCACTGCGCCGTCGGGCTCCACCGCCGTGCAGTTGGTCAAGACCTACACGTACGGGTCGGAGACCTACACCCGCACGATCACCAAGCCGGTGGCTGCGACCGTCACGGTGTACGAGAACGGCGTCGAGAAGGCCGGCACGCTGGACGAAGCGACGGGGCTGTTTACCCCATCGACGGCATGGACTGCGAGTGCGTCGCTGACGTGGACGGGTGAGTTCAACGTCCCCGTGCGCTTTGCCTCGGACGACATCGAGTTCGTGCTGCCGCACCGCGACATCGCGGAAGTGGTGTGTGAGCTGGTCGAGGTGTTCGGTGAGTAAGGTCGTCGCGGCGGGTATCGCGGCGAAGAAGGCACAGTCCTCCACCACGCTTACCCGCATCGTTCGCATTGGTCCATTGCCGGACGACACCTATCGCGGCATGGCGGAACTCGATGCCGATGTCACCTATCTAGGGACGACGTACAAGGCCCGCACCGGTATTGAGATGGCCGCGCTCCAGTCCAGCGCGGACCTGGGCGTGGACAACAGCGAGATCGAAACGCTGTACCCGATCTCCGGCTTCGAGATCGAGGGCTTCACGGACCAGCAGATCGACGCGGGCGCACTCGACAAGATCGAGTTCTGCGTACTGGAGGTCGACTACAGCGATCCCGACGCCAACGGCCACGAAGTCATCGCGGGCGGGACCATCGGCGAAGTCCGGCGCAAGGTCGGCGGCCTCACGGTGCTGGAGCTGCGTTCGCTCTCGCAGCAGTTGAAGCAATCGGTCGGCGGCGTCTACTCCATTCCGTGTCCTGCGACGTTCGGCTCGCAACCGGTCGGCACGGGCGGCGGCGTGGTGGAGGAGCGCAAGCCCTGCGGCGTGGATCTGTCCACACTGTGGGTCGGCATGACCGTCACGTCGGTGGATGCGGACGAACCGGATCTCGTGTTCGCGGATTCCACGCTGACGCAGGAGGACGACTTCTTCGCCTACGGCATGGCGAAGTGCACCGGTGGGGCGAATCTCGACATCTCGCGCGAGATCGAGTCCTACACAGGCGGGCAGCTCGTGCTGCGCTTTGCCTTCCCGCATCCCATCGCGATTGGCGACACGTTCGACATCCGCCCCGGCTGTTCCAAGCGCCACCAGGGCCCGAACTCCTGCCGCGCCTACTGGGGCGAGGAATGGGTCAACCATTATCGCGGCGTTCCGCACATGCCGGTGGCGGAAGCCAACCGCCTGCTGGTGCCGGGCGCAGCCCTCACCGGGCGCTATTCGGGCACGGGCGAGGAAACCAACGTCTCCACGCCCCCGGTGGACAGCGGTGGCACGACCCCGCCGCCGGGCGATACGCCGCCGAGTACGACGCGCACCCGTGGGGCCACGGTCGTCACCGTCTCCAGCACGTACGGGGATGGGGTCACCGACGCCACGGCGGCCATCAACACCGCGATCAACTCGCTGCCGGGCGACGGTGGCACGGTGGTGATTCCGGACGGCACGTACCTGATCGATCCCACGGTGTCTGTCCTGCCGGTCAGCAACATGTGGCTGAAGCTGTCGGCCGGCACGATCCTCAAGTCCAAATACACCGCGCTCGACCACAAGTACGTCGTGTGGATCTCGGGCCAGAACAACGTCGAAATTTCGGGCGGCACGATCCAGGGCTACCGCCCGCTGTGGAGTCCCATCGTCGGCACGACCTCGGAGTGGGGCCACTGCATTTCCTGTGGCAACTCCTCGGCGGTGACGGTGCGCGACATCACGCTCAAGGACGCGGTGGGCGATGGCATGTCCATCGGTGGGGCGTGCGACGACATCGTGATCGACAACGTGCTGACGGACAACAACCGCCGCCAGGGCGTGTCCATCGTCTCGGCCACCAACGTCACGTTGACCGACTCGACCTTCCGCAACACCCACGGCACCTCGCCGGAGTGCGGCATCGACATCGAGCCGGAGAACGGCGACACGGTGCAGCACGTCACGATCCGCAACTGCACGTTCGAGATCAACGCCAAGTACGGCATCAACATCCTCAAGCGCGGCGGCATCACCGCGACGGTGGACGACATCACGGTCACCGGCTGCACGGTCGGTGGCACCCGCCTGAACGGCAACCTGTCCAACGGCATCGTGTCCGTCAACGCCTCCAACGTGACGGTGAGTGACAGCACGATCTCCTACAACCGCGCGACGGGCCTGCGCTCGACCAGCACCACCAACCTGACCGTCTCGGGCAACACGTTCCTGCACAACTACACGCAGAACGGCATCGATGAGACCGACACCGCGCACGTCCTCGCCTCGGGCCTGAACAGCCCACAGACCGACGCCCACGTCCTGATCGTGACCAGCGCCTCCGGCCAGTCGATCACCAACAACACCTTCTGGTACTGATGCGCCTGATCGCTCCCCTCACCGCTGGCGAAGTGCCAGTGGTGATCGCCGCTGCGCGTTCGTTGCTGACGGCCAATGACGGGGGTCGCGTGCCGTTCAAGCACCGGGGGCGCTCGGTGCGCGGCGTGGACTGCATCGGCCTCCTCGCCTACGCCTTTGCATCAGTGGGGCGGGAGATTCGGGACCGCAAGGACTACGGCCGCGATCCCGTGCGCGACGGGTTGCGCAACGAATTGGTCGCCCATCTCGGCGAGCCGATTCCCAAAGCAGAGATGCGCCCCGGCGACGTGCTGCTGATGCGCTGGCATCGGCAGGGCACCACGCACCTGTTCAACCACGTGGCGCTGGTCACCGATTACCCGCTGGGCGGGCTGGCGATCATCCATGCCCTGCAAGCCAGCGGGGCGGTGGTGGAACACCGCTACGACGAGCCGTGGGTCCGCCGCACCGTCGAGGTGTATCGGTGAGCGGCTCGACCATCGGTGGCGTCGTTGGCGCAGGCATTGGCTATTGGATCAGCGGCGGGTCCGCCCAAGGCGCACAGATCGGCTGGCTGATCGGCTCGGCGGTCGGCGGCTACGTCGATCCCGATGTCATCAAGGGCCCCAAGCTCACCGACGCGCAGGCCGTGCGCGTGCAGGAAGGTGCGCCCATTCCGTTCGGCTACGGCACTTTCGTGGTCGGCGGCAACATCATCCAGTGCGGTCCGCTGGACGAACACAAGCACCGCGAACGCTCGGGCAAGGGTGGCCCGGTCCAGGAAAACTACACCTACACCCGCACGTTTGCGGTCGGCATCTGCGAGGGGCCGGTTGGCGGCGTCCTGCGCATCTGGGCGGACGGCAAGCTCGTCTATGACGCCCGCGATCCGGCCGAGTGGCCGGACGATGCCGAGGCCATCCGCGCGATGGCGGCGGACACGGCCAAGTTCGCCACCTACTTCACGTTCTATCCGGGCTCGGAGACGCAGAGCCCGGATCCGGCGCTGGAAGCGTTGGACGGATCGTGGGGTGGCGGCGTGGGCAACGTGCCCTCGTATCGCGGGCTGGCCTATGTCGTGTTCCGTGACTTCGATGTCACCGACCACTCGGGCGCCGTCCCGCAATTCCGCTTCGAGATCGCCTGCTGCGGCAGCACGACCACGACGACCGCCGTCGTGCCGTGGGTCCATGGCAACACCGGCAACACGCAGTCGATCTTCTCCTGCGCGGTCTACAAGTCGGTGTGCTTCACCGCAGGCTGGAACAACAACCTGCGCCGGTCGATCGACGGCGGCAAGTCGTGGGACGCGGTCGATTACCTGACCACGCTGACGACGTGGGCATCGGGTGAGCCGATCGAGGCGGTCTTCCACGTCGAAGATCCGCTCGTGGGGCCGCAGGGTGTGTGGTACATCGCGCGGCGGCAGCGCATCGCCGTGTCCTACAACAACGGCGGCTCGTTCGTTGATTACGCCGCGCCGCCTCACGACATCGTAGGGCGGATCGGTCCGGGCGGCGGCACGCATATGGTTGGCGGCGTGCATTGGGCGGGGGCGAACGAAACCGCGCACACAGTCATCTTCCAGCCGCTCAATCCCGGCAACGACATCGACCTCGGGGCTGACTACGGCCGGGCGACCGCCATCGGCGATCTCGGCGGCACGATGATCGTCGGCACGGACACCGGCAACATTGTCTCCACGGGCGGGGCGGTCCGGCACACGGTCCCCGGCATCGCTATCGTCCAGTTCGCCTACCTCAACGGCATTTCGCTGGCCATTTGGGCGTCGGGCGGCTATTCGCGCTCGACGGATGGCGGCACGACGTGGACCGACCATGCGGGCGACACGGTTTGCGGCGCGGTCGCGGCCAAAAGCGCATTCTGCCTGCTCGCACCGGCCAGCATTTCGTCTGGACTCGACGGGCTGGCGTGGACAACGGTGGATACGTCGTTCATCGACAACACCACCGGGGGCGCACTCCTCGCCACGGACGGCACGTCCGTTCTGGCGACGACGTTGCAAGGCGTCACCGCATCACTGCCTACTGCCTACACCCTGCCGGACGTGCCGAATTGGGCGGTCGATCTGTTCGGCAACATCGTCGGCGCGACCACCATTGTTACCAGCGCGTGCCAGGCCGTGCTGTCCGATGTCGTGGCCGACTTCTGCGACCGCGTGGGGATTCCGGCCACACGCTACGACGTGTCCGCGCTCACCGATCCGGTGCGCGGCTATGCGGTGACCGCGCAAAGTACCGCGAGCGCCAACGTCAAGCAGTTGCAGCAAGCCTATTTCTTCGACTTCCCGGAATGGGGGAACTACCCCGACACGTTCACCATGCTGCGGGCGGTGAAGCGCGGCGGGGCCACGGCCTTCACGGTCACCGAGGACGATTTCGTCTGGTCGGACGACGACGAGGACGTGCGTCCGCAGGCGGTGGAGTTCCCGAAGAAACTGCACCTGACCACGGCGGACGTGTACGCCGATTACAACGCCACGACGCAGACGGCCGAGCGCGAGACGCAGAACGTCAAGGCGGTGGGCGAAGCCTCGGTCGAATTGTCTCTCGCCACCACGCGCGATGAAGCGGCGCAGATCGCCGACAAGGCGCTTAAGGTGCTGTGGACGCAGGCCGAAGGCACGTTTGAACGCGAGCTGCCGGAAGAGTTCAGCCGCTACGTCCCGTCCGACTGCTTCAGTTTCAACGGCAAGCGTTACCTGATCCAGCAGGCCGAGCTGGCCGATGGCACGGTCAAGATCAAGGCGGTGCGGGATCGCCCCAGCGCCTACGTCTCGACGGCCACCGGCTCGCTGCGCCTGCATCCGCCGCCGCCGCAGTTGGGCCTGCGCGGTCCCACGGTGTTCTCGGCGATGAACCTGCCGAGCCTGCGCACGCAGGACGCCACGACGGGCATGTACGTGTTCGTCTGCGGGTTGCTCGACGGCTGGCAGGGCTGCGACCTGCAATTGTCCACGGACGGGGGCGCGACGTATCGCTCGGTCGCGACGATCACCACCGAAAACACGATGGGCGACCTCACGGCCGCGTGCGGCACGTCGGGCGACATCACCACGCGCGTGTACCACCGCCACACGCTGGAATCGGTCACCGATGCCCAGATCGCGGCACGCGCCAATGCGTTCGCCATCGAAACGGGTGGCGTGGCGGAGGTTGGGCAGTTCCGGGACGCGACGGACACCGCGAATCTCGGCGAATACACGCTCACGAACAACACGCGCGGCGAGCTGCAAACCACCGCCGCAGCGCACGGCATCGGCGACCGCTTCGTCCTGCTCGACCACCTGAACTTCATTCCGCTCGACGCCTCGCTGGCGGGCAAGACGATCTATTTCCGCCCCGTCTCGCTGGGCACCGTGGCGGCGAACAACGACGCCTATCCCGTCGTGTTCCGGCCGCTGTTTACCAGCGTCTCAACCACATTCCGATTCACCGAGGCGGACGAACAGCGCCTCACAGAAGACGGCACCTACCGTCAGGTGGAGTAAATGGCAGGCAAGATTTCCCAAATGTCGGCAGCCTCGGCCCTCGCGGGCACGGAGCTGCTGGAAACCGTGCAGGGCGGTGCCAGCGTCCAGACCACCACGCAAGGCGTCGCCAACCTCTACAAAGGCACGCGCGGCACGGCGATTGCCTCGGCCGCGAGCATCGACCTGGGGGCGGCGACCGGCGGCAACCTGCACATCACCGGCACGACGACCATCACGTCGCTCGGCACGGCGGCGGCGGGCATCGAGCGCGAAGTGATCTTCGACGGCGCGTTGACCCTGACGCACAACGCCACGAGCCTGATCCTGCCGAACAACGGCGCCAACATCACCACGGCAGCCGGGGATTGCGCGCGCTTCGTGTCGGAAGGCTCCGGCAACTGGACGTGCGTCAAGTACCAACGCGCCAACGGCCAGGCATTGCAAGGCACGGTGCTGACCAACACGGACGGCCTCGCCGAAGGCTCGTCCAACCTCTACTTCACCAACGAACGCGCGCAGGATGCGATCGGCACGCTGATCGCGGCGGGCACGCAGTCCGGTATCACCGTCACCTACGACGACGCGACCAACAAACTCAGCTTCTCGGT